TTTTCAGATAGAAGGCTCAAAAAGGATGTGAAAAAGACAAAACTCAAGTCACCCATATCAGGACTTGATGTCTATACATGGAAATGGAATGAAATCGCAATGTCTACATATGGTTTGAAGGGGAGTGACTTTGGATTTATCACAGATGAGATCGAGGATAAGTACGTCTCCCAAGATGTCTATGGATATGAATACATTATGGAAAATACACCAGTATACAAAGCTCTTCTCAAATTAAAATCTAAATATGAAGTAAAGTTGTGATGGCTCCAAAATTTTCCTATGCATTATCTAGCGCTTCGAGAGCTTTCCCCGATAACCAAGTATTTAAAAGTTTTTTTGGCAATGCAACCGTGTTCAGATCGGCCGCAAGGGTAGACGCTGATGGACTTGTACCTATTTTTAAACAACTTGATGGTATTGTAGATGATGACATCATGGTAGCACTTGGTAAAGGACTTGACACAAGGGGTAGGGCATCAATGATAAAAGCACTTGATGACGCTGGGGAAGCGGGACTCAAAGCTAAGATGTTTCCAGACGATGCTCCTGCGAGTGCTGCTTTAAAAAATAAAAAGATAGAGCTTACTATGCCTGGTGGTACCAAAAAATCCGTGAAATACGGATCAACTGAATTTTGGGACGCTATAAAGTTAGGGGCAATGATCGGTGCTGGTTACGGTCTACTCAAATGGATTGATGATAAGTTTGAGGACGCCGAGGAGGAATATAAGAATTGTATGGCCGGGTGCCTCCCACATAACTGGGATGCTTTTGACCAGGGAAGTATCGAGAAAGATGCTCTCTTATACAGTAATGTAGCATCCCTCGAAGAATATCAGATCACACCAGTTCCCAGCCAACCCTATTGTGTGGAACCGAATGATAAATGTGAAGAATATTGCGAGCCAAAATGTAAAGAACTATCTGAAGTGGATCTTCCATTCAAGGATAGTCCACTAAACCCATTTAACCCCGATAGTCCATTAAATCCTTTTAAATGGCTCGAGAGACTTCTACCAGACGGTTTTGACCCCAAATTAGTAAGTGGTGCTTCAAGTGTATCTTCGTTAGCCGTCGTCGCCTTAATAGTGATGTCTATGGTGATGAAGAAATAAATCAAACTTAAAGACTTTTTCATCCTTTATACCAATGACTATTCTGTCGATCGATGTTGGTATAAAGAATTTAGCACTGTGCCTTATCGATGAGGATGCAGGTAACCTCGTGCGGGAATGGGATGTCGATGGTATCCCCCCTCAACATGCAGATGGTGTGTACATATCTTTAAGGGATCACCTAGATGCGAGACCGTGGGTTCTCACAGCTAAGACCATTCTCATCGAGGAACAACCCTCTTTTAATAAGAAAATGGTATCAGTCATGCACTTTTTACATTCCTACTTCATCATTAAATGTCCAAAAGCTGAGACAATCATTTACCACGCCTCGAATAAGATTCCAGACATCGCTGGTCCGGGGAAGGTACAATATAATAAGAGGAAGAAGGCATCCATAGAGAGATGTGAAGCCTTTATCCGCACAGGACCGACGAATGCACATTGGGTAGACACCTTCATAAAGTCTAAGAAAAAGGATGACCTCGCGGACACGGTGATGCAGGCACTTTCCTTCGTAAATAGGACTGAAGTCATATCAAAATCCAGAAAGAAGAAAGTTACAAAATTAGTAGCTCGTCGTCCAAATGAAAATCAAAAGAGAACAAAGTATTCCAAATCAAACTTAGCTTGGATTTATTTGAATAAAGTTGAATGCGAAGTTATTGAAAATAATAAAAGATTTATGAAAGACCTGAAAAGGTATTACAGAGACCTAAGTGAATTGATCAAAGAATTAAAATAAACAATGAGTCTCACTATCCGTATGTGTGCTGTGAAGAGGCCGAACATTGACCAGCTGATCAAGAGCAACAAGCGTCTCAAATCCGCTTTTCACTCAAAGAAACCCCTAAGAAATACCCACCGTGTGGCCCTAGATGAATTGGATACATTCTTGGAACTTGTGGATGAAGCCATCGATGCCATGGATGATGCACAAGAAAAGTTAAATAATCTGTATGATTTCTGTGGAGAAGTTCCGATGGATGATGCTTGTGATTATTAAAGATTAAACCGGTTACATATGTATAATGGAAAAAGTCCTTGATCATGGTTTCGTTCGTCTTGTGGATCACATGCCTCAAAAAGAATTGGACTCATCGATCGTCCAGTCAGCCAGAGTTTCCTATGGTGACGGCACCAAAACCTCTCGTGGAGACCGTGGTCTCATTCGTTACCTCTTACGCCATTGGCACACAACCCCTTTTGAAATGGTCGACTTCAAATTTCACATCAAAATGCCCCTCTACATTGCCCGACAGCACCTTCGACATCGCACCGCAAGTGTGAATGAATTATCCGCTCGGTACTCTGTAGTACCTAAAGAGTACTACGAACCTGATACATACCGTGGTCAGTCCGAAGTGAATCATCAGGGTTCGGAGGGTACTATCAAACTCAATGACAATCTTGACGACAAAGTGTCCCAACAATTGAGTCAATCATTTGATGTGTATGAGGAGCTCTTGGAGAATGGATGTTGCCGAGAACAGGCGCGGGGAACCCTTCCACAATCCACTTATACGGAATTTTACTGGAAAATTAACCTTCATAATCTTCTTCACTATCTTCACCTCCGCATGGATGCCCATGCGCAACAGGAAATTCGAGAGTACGCGACAGCCATATTCAATCTCGTGAAGCCCCTAGTCCCAATGACGATGGAGGCATTCATGGACTTTAGGGTCAATGCCTTACAACTCACGGGGCCAGAGATTGAAGCGATCGCGAATGGTACAGAGATTCAATCACCTGGAGAACGTCGTGAGTTTATGGAAAAGTTGAAACGCTTAAAATTAAATGTCCCTTCATAATAAAAATTTTTATTTTCTGAACTTATATAAATGACTAAAATCGCGAATGCGTTCAAATTCGTTACGGGACCCGCTGAAATGTTAATCAAAACACAACCCATTGTTTTCTCATTAATCATCTTGTATCAGGGTCTTTTTTCGGGTAACGCTATTCAGATCCCAGAGAGACTGAAAGTTCTATTCGACAATAAAGTGTTTCGGTTTATGTCTCTCATGCTCATAGCCTTCAGTGCGACTAAAGATATTGAATACGCTCTCCTCTCGACTGTGATCTTCGTGTCTGTTATATACGCACTCAAAACACCAGAGGAGCGCAAAAAGTCTGGACTTATTTAATATATCTTATAAAAGTAGAATGAAGATTCATATAGTTGGTGCCGGACCCACCGGTATGTCTCTCGCGTGGGAAATATTAAAATCGGGTGATCATGAAGTCACATTGTATGACAGGAAACTATCAGCGGGTGGTTCGTGGTGGGAACCAGAAGGTGAAAACCGAGATCTCCACGCACACCGAATCGTATTCGATCGTGCGTTTGTAAATACACAATCACTCTTCAAAGAAATGGGTATTTCTTGGAATGAAATATTTGAACCCGTCAATAAGAATGTATATTCGTTCTTATTTAAGTCCCTCCAGGTAACAGATTATGGAGCCCTTATGTCCCTCGCGGCACGTGTACTCTCTCAACCCGGAAAATACAAGGGTATCTCCCTAAAAGAGGCAATGGGAAACCTCTCAGATAAAGGTCGGGCATTTGTTGAACATCTTCCGCTCATCATGGATGGTGTAACTTGGGATGTGATGTCAGCCTACGAATTCGTAAAAAGTTTTGATCATGTCGCCATGTCTAAACCCCACACACAGTCAGTCTCGGGTAGAGTGATGTGTGATAAGATGGAACAAGCACTCATAAATGCTGGTGCAAATTTCGTATTTAACACAGAACTCACCGACATAAAATATGAAGAAGATACATTTACAGCTACATTTTCAGGTGGATTGGAACTCACTGAGGATATACTATTCTTATGTCTCGATAACAGTCCCGCTCTCAAGGTACTTGGAAACAATTGGGGATCGGATGCAGACAAAAAAGTGAGGGAGAGTACCTATGGTGCTATCAATATTCTTCTAGATTATGATGATTTTATGAATCTTTCAGATGATCTTGAAATTGCGGCTAACACTGAGTGGAACCTTCAACCAGTGGTTCTCGCGGATGGTAAGACTGTTTCATGTGTCATATGCGATCTAACTGAAGAAATCCTTAAGACTGATCCGGACACTCTCAAGGCAGAGGTCCTCAAACAACTTCAAATCCCCGAACCCACGATGATTCGTATTGGGTGGGGTGCCGAATGGAAAGGGGACAAATGGGAGTTCAGTCAGTCGTCGGGTGTACTCAGTTTACATGGACAACTTCCATTCTTTGGGAAGTGTTCAAAGGTTGCGATGTGTGGTATGATGTCTCCCAGAAATACACCATATTCGAGTATTGAGGCAGCTGTTGAAGTGTCGAGAGCCTTAAGTCATGAACAATTCGGTACGAGAGAACCTCTCCAACCCCTGGTCATTTCACAAGTCATAACATTTATCACCATGTTACTTATAGTTTTAATTCTCGTGTACCGTAACAGGAACCAATGAAGTTCGTAGCCAATGTACACGAACCCATGTACGAATTTAATAACAAAAAGTATATACGTTTTGTTATTCCACAAAAGTGTTCAGACATTATTGAACGCATGCACATTTCGAAGAATCATCTTATCGCCAATGAAAATACAGATGACCCACTCGATGGTCGTGTTCTCACAGTAAAAGTTCCATTCCGGTATAGGAGAGTGATGTGTGAAGTCCGAGGACGTCCCGTGCAGTCTCTTATAAAGGGTGATGAAATTGAAGTTATCATAGACTTCAAGGGTGTGTGGAATGTTGGTAATTATTCGGGCTTCTCTTGGATACTCTCAAGCTCTTCCTCTGAAGTGGCTTGATTAGGGTCATTAGGAAGGTCAATTGTCTTGAGACCACCCTTATTGAATCCTTCAAAAGTCTGGAGCATACCCTGAAGTCTAAACACTTCTTGGGTCATCTGTTCGATATTCATACGAATCTTCTTAATGTTCTCTTCAACGTCGACGATAGGCATCTTATACTCATTTAAAGTTTCACGTCTTTAAATAAGTATGCTTACTCGAACCGGATACTTGGTAAATGAGGGTCCAATTCAGGAAATTAAAAAAGAACTTACGGTAAGACCTATAGTCAATGGGGATTATGGATTCCCTCCACCACCTTTCAAAGTTTTCAGAGCAGCTAAGAATGGAGTGTGCGTTCCAAGATTCTACGGAACTGCTAAACTTGGGGAACCCAAAGAGGACAAGAGACCTGAACCCACTCGTATTAAAACCAAATTCGTTGGACAGCTCAGAGATGCAACACACCAGAACGAAGCACTCACAGCAGCAATTAAAGCGGGGCATGGCGTACTTTCTTTACCGTGTGGGTACGGCAAGACGACTGTATCCTTGGCCATAGCGTGTAAGCTCGGATACAGAACGATGATTGTCGTCCATAAACAGTTTCTGGCGGATCAGTGGCGGGAACGTATTCAGCAGTTTTGTCCCGGTGCTACGATTGGTGTTGTTCAACAGAATAAGAAGGAAGTTGAATGTGATTTTGTCATCGCGATGCTTCAGTCACTTTCCCTCAAAGAGTACTCATTCTCAGATTTTGATACGATTGGCACACTTATCGTGGATGAGGCACATCATATTTGTGCTAAAGTGTTCAGTCAAAGTCTCTTCAGAATG